ACTTAATTAAGTCTATCAATCTAAGTGAGTTTAGAACAGACGATCCAGAGGGACTTGTCACTGGAAGTATAACTGTAGGATCAAGCGAGGGTAACAATGGTGATACAGCAGATTTAGCACCTTATTGGTGGAAAACTACTTATGCTGGTGCATATTATGATCTTCGTAAATTTGGAATTAACAATAATAGCCAATGGATAAATGCCTCAAAGCCTTACTGGTGGGGTAATGCAGTTTTGCAAGGTATCAAAAAAAGTTTACCTAAACGATTAGAAGTAGCTACAAAACATTTTGATGGCTGGAATTATCAGTTCAGACCTCAATCAGCTCTATCTGTAAAATACCTACAACCTAAAATACCTACTGGTGGTTATAGAGGATCTTTTGAATTATCTGCCAAAAATGTAACAAGTGAAGACTATGCTTTATTACAAAGTATGGGATATGAAGCAGGAGTATAAATTATGACACAAGGTATAGAAGTTGCAAATATGCCACCTGATCCAGAAATAATATTTCGTCAGTGGCTATTAGATCAATCATCAATTACAGCAATTGTAGGAAGTAGAGTAGCAACAAGGTTGCCGTCAGAACCTACTTTGCCTTTTGTTGTTATTACAGCACTAGGTAATGTTCCAACAAATCCAGGATCTCAGGTAGCTTTAAACGATGCAGATATAACAATTGATTGTTTTGCAGGTCGCTGGGGTTCAGATGGTTCTAAAGCTGAGCCAGATTATGCAACATCATCAAACCTAGCACAAACAATATATCAAGCATTATTTAAAGTAGGTAGTTCATATGTAACAACATCTGGTGGGACTAAAGCAAAAATATATGGATTTGAAGTTACTAATGCACCAGTAAGAATAGAAGAGTCAGAAGTTCTAGTAGCTAATTTTAATGTCGGTGTCACTATGACATACCGATACTCCGAATAACACTAATCTGCATAATAATCCTCTAATATTATCTCAGAGGTAAATTATGGCCAATAAGAAAATTAAAGTTAAAGTTAATCCGATCTATCCTAGCGATGCAATCGGTGATGCCGAAACAGGCATAACATTTACCAAGAATAAATGGGAAGAAGTTAGTCAAACTAATTGGAAAAGACTTAAAGACTCAAAAGGTCGTTTGTGGAATGATCTAAGCATACCTAGATTTATCACAGAAGATCAAGATTGGGAAGTCAAACCAGTTATTGAATCCGAAATTACAATAGACAATATTGTAGATGAGGTTGTTGAAAAGCCTGACAGTTCTGACGAGTGGTATGCCTCAGAGGAAGAATAAAGATATGTTTGCAAACATATTAAGTATAAGTAACAAGAGTAGAAGGGTATTGTATGTCAACAACATCATATAATACATCAGGATCTATATCTGATGTTCTAATCGGTACTGGCGTTCTTTATGTCGCCAATGTAGGAACAGCTTTCCCAGAGGAAGATAGTACTACAGCAACCGAATGGGCAGAAGTCAGCTCAAGCTGGTCAGATGTAGGCTATTCCGAAGATGGATGGACCTTAGAATACGATAAGTCTTTTGAGGACATCATGGTTGCAGAAGAGATTGATCCTATTAAATCAGTCAAAACTGCACAAGAGATCAGAATTACTGGTACACTCGCACAAGCTAGTTTGGGTAACTTACAAACAGCTTTTGGTGGAGGTACATTAACTGAAGATGATACAGCTAATTTTTCATCTGGTTATGATACCTTAGTCCCACCAGCTACAACTGGATATGGCGAAAAGTCATTATTGTTAATAACTGAAGGACCTTCAGGAAACATAAGACATTTTCAAATACCTAGAGCAGTTAATGTAGGTGCATTTTCTATGGCTCACCAAAAAGCACCTCAAAAAGTGCTTATTGCTGTTGAGTTCAAGATATTAGTACCAAGTGCTACATCTCAATCTGTCGGAACAACTGATGGAAAAGAAAATCTATTTAGAATAGTAGAAAATACTAATGGCACATCAGAAGGTGTCGTAAACTAAATTAACTCATAACGATTGGAGGAATAATGAGTAAGCGTTTTAAAGATTTTAGTGCTGCGAAAGAAGGACTAAATACCGAACCTATAGAGGTTAAGGTAGGAGAAGAAAGTTTTACTTTCCCACCCTTTCTGACAGCCGAGACTATACTGACACAGTTAACTTGGCTAGAAGAAGATGGTTCTATCGCGGCACCAAATCTTCCGAAGTGGTTTATAGCAATTATGGGTGAAGATAACTTCACAAAAATTGCTGCAAAGGTAGATCTACCTACACTTCAAGAAATATCACAATATCTAATGACTGAATATGGTATGCAACCAGAAGATCTTAATGCAGTCGTACCTGAAGAGGACGAGGGTGATACCCCAAAATAAGTTACTCGACTGAGGATATAATTAATGATTGGTCATCAGTCGAATCCGACTTTAACAAAATCTATAACATTTTAGAACCTTTGAAATTAGAATGGCGTAAATTTTGGCGATTATTAGGTACAATACCTATAGACCAGTCTTTATTCTTTGGACCACAATATAACGCCATTGTTAATGGTGAAGATCCAAAGGAAGCGTTATCCGATGAACCACCAAAAAACTGGTATAAGGAAGAGTTAGATAAACGCAGAAATAGATCAGGTCGTCAAAGACAGGCAACAAGTATAGATGAAATGATCTCGGATCAGAAAAGAATAGGTAAGGAAGATGCCTCCAGTACAAGCTAAAGTCGGATTTTTAAAACTGATCATAGGTGCAACTCCTGTTGCCGAAGGATTACAAGCTGACCTAGCTAAGAGTGGTAAGGCTATGAGCGAAGCCACAAAAAGAATGCAGGCTGTTCAGTATTCTATGATCACAGGTGCTATGGTCGGTATTGCTGCTGTAACATTTGAGTTAGTAAAAGCCATACAGGCTAGCGCAGCATTCGAGTCAGCTTTCGCAGGTATTAGAAAAACAGTAGAAGCAAGCGATAAAGAATTTAAAGATTTAGCACAAAATATCCTGCGTATGTCAACGGCTATACCTGTTTCTGCTCAGGAATTATCTAGAATTGGTGAACTTGGTGGTCAGTTAGGTATTGCAGTTCAAAACTTACCAGAATTTATTGCTACAGTTTCTACTCTTGCAACAACTACTAACTTAACTGTAGATAATGCAGCTCTTGGTTTAGCTAGGCTCGATGCTATTGCACAAACTAATGGTGAGACTTTTTCCAATTTAGCTTCAACAATCGTAGATTTAGGAAACAACTTCGCAGCTACAGAGTCAGAAATTATGACTACAGTTTTGCGTATTGCACAGGCAGCAGCTCAGGTTGGTGCTACTACACAAGATGCACTTGCTTTTGCTACGGCACTTCAAGCAATTGGTGTTCCAGCTCAGGCTGGTGGTACTGCTGTAGCTCGTGTATTCCAAAGTATACAATCAGCAATAATCCAAGCTGGTGACGAGGCTGATATGTTCTCAAAAGTAGCTGCAAGATCAGGCAAAGTTTCAGCAGAAGGATTTGCACAAATGTTTGGTGAAGATCCTGCTATGGCAGCAGCGGCATTCATAGAAGGTCTTGCACAAATGAACGCATCTGGCGAAGATACCATGACTGTTCTAGAAAAATTAGGACTATCCCAAAGAAGAACAACTCTAGCAATCTTAGGTTTAGCTGAGGCAGGTGATCTTCTGCCTAGAGTTTTAGAGACAGGTAGATCAGCATTTGAGGAAAATACAGCAGCAACAGATGAGGCTATAAAGAGATATACGACTTTAGAGGCACAATTACAAATTACTAAAAACGCTTTCAATGAATTACAAGTTTCTCTAGGAGATCAGTTAATGCCTGTTGCAAAAGGTTTTAATGACATAATACAAGAAACAATTTTAGGGTTTAGGGAATTTAATTTGTTATTACCTACTTTGATAGGTCTTACTGGTAGCTTTACACTAGTTATATTAAGAGCTTTAAATATTTTAATGCCGTTAGTGAAAAGAGTTAAACAGTTTGGATTTGCTCTACGACTAGCTCTTACAGGACCAGTAGGTTGGATCGCTGCAATTGTAGGTGCTTTAACAATTTTTGCTGTAAAAATGATGAATGCAAGAGGTGAAGCTGAACAATTACAAAGAACGCTTGAATCCTTTTCACAAGATGGTGAAGTCACAAAAAATACTATAAAAGCTCTTACTGAAGTTACCAATGAATATGCCAGCGCATTAAATAGATTACAAGAAGAAGATAGAAGAGAAGTACGAGGAAGTATCATTGAGGGATTGGCAGGAACACCTGTTGAAAGAGCAAATTATTTAAAAGATCTTGAAAACACTATTGATAAAAATAAAGATCTCATAGATGTGGCTGATGATCTACTTTCACATGGGCTGGGACAGGATCTTAGAAAAAATGTACGAAATGGAACAATCAAGACTTTTGAAGAGTTCCAAGAATTTGCTGAAAGATATCAAGGTTATTTAACAAGCATAAACCACCTAACAGATGAACAAATGGAATTGTTGTTTGACTCTTTCTCATCAGGTGATTATAGAAAATATTTGAACGATGCTGAAACAGGTTTGAAAGCACAAAATCACTTACTAGAAATAGAATTAGAGATAGCTAAAGAAATTGCCGCAGCAACTACTGCATATGAAAAAGAAAGAGATCAGAAGATCAGAGATGATGCTATGGAAGCTCTTGGTATCACAAGATTGGCTGAGGAAAGAACAAGACATCGAGAAGAACAAGAAAGAGAAATTGAAAATTATATAAAGAAAAATAAAAAAATGACTGAAGCTGAAAAGGCACTTCAGGCAGAAAAAGAAGCAATACTCCAGCTAGATACTGTCTATTCAACTGTTACAGATAATATGAAAAAATCTACAGATTCTTTTGTACAAAGTTTTGAAGAATTACCAGATATAACAATCAAGACAGCAGAGGAGATGGCGAAAAACTTTGCAGAAAGATTAGCTCTCGCAGAAATTTTTGAGTCACAAATGAAACAATTAGAATTTATGGAGCTAGATGATCTAGGTTTATTTGCTTCTACTCTGGGACCAGAGTTTGCACCACAGTTACAAGAATTACTTAATAATCCAGAAATAGCAAGAGCTATTGAAGCTGGTTTAGAGGGACAAAGAATTACGGCTAGTGAAAAATTAAAAGAAAATACTGAAAAAGTTAGAGCTACTTATGGTGATGAGTTTGAAAATTTAGGTAAAGATATTGGTGGCAACTTAATGATCGGTGCAGTTCTTGGTTTAGAGGGTGAAGAACAATTATACTATGAAGCTATTGATCGTATTATATCTGAGGGTATAGTGGTCGCAAACGATGCTGCTGGTAACAAGTCCCCATCTCGTAAAACAGCAAGAATATCTAAATTCATGATGTTAGGTTTTGTAAAAGGTCTTAAAGATAATTACCCAGCATTAGAAACAGAATTTAAAGATACAATGATTGATCTTGTAAATATAGCTGAGCAAAGCGTTACTGATGCTATGAGTAGGATCCAAACTGTTTTTGGTAGTCAATTTAGCTTATTCGGATCTCAAAAAAGTTTATTAGCTGAAGAAAGAAAGTATAACGATCTTCTTATAGAAAGAGATAAACTACTTCAAGGTAATAGCGCTAGACAGGTACTAGCTATTAGAGAAGCACAAGACAAAGTAGATTTTCTTAGAATTGCTTACGCTGAGGGAACAATAAGTGCTGAGGAATTAGCTGTTGCTGAAGAAGAGCTAGCTGAGGCACAGAATGCTAGACAAACACAACTTAACAATGTAAATAAACAAATAGAAGATTCACAAATATCTCAAGCTGAAAGTATGATGAGTCTGGCCAATCAGGCTTTTCAAATACTACAGCTTGGACCAGATGGTATAAATCAATTTAAGAAAATTGCTGAAGTTTTAGGTATCGATAGTGGTTTGATTGAAACTGTTACTGGTAAAACAGAAGAGTTGGCTAACACTATAGGACAAGATTTTGCAGGTGTTATTAATGATTTTGGACAAGATTATTTCAACTTAAATATGAAAATGGAACAAGAAGAAATAACTATTAAAGCTGATGCCTCACAAGCAAACTCTGCACTTAGAAATTTTATAAGAGATTATACTGATGCCCAAAATTACACATCTGAAAACCCAATTATGTTAGCTGCTGCAAAAGCAGGAATACCTATGGGTGCAGGTGGTATGCGTATGTATGCTGGTGGTGGTCGTATTCCAATGTTTGCTAATGGTGGAACACTAAGAAGTGGTTTAGGTCTAGTAGGTGAGTACGGACCAGAAATGGTGAGAGCAATACCTGGTGGAGGTGTTGATATAACACCAATAGGTAATCATGGTAGAAGTACAATTTCCATATCAAATCTAAATGTAAATGTTGTTGGTGTACCATCTGATCCGTCACAAGCAAGAAAAGCCGCAATAGAAATAAGAAAGGCATTACACAAGCTAGATCGTGAAGGATTGATAGGTACAGGAATCAGAGGTAGATAATGATATATTCACACGCAAACTTCCATATGCACAAAGTTACCCACGACAATGAATATGTGGAATGGGAAGAGGAAGAATGATAGACAACAAAGATAGAGAAGTTTTAAAACCATGTAAATCAGATTTTAAATGTGGTAATTATTTTTATGGACCTAAATATCAGTACTGTGAAATATGTAGAGCAAAGGATATGTGCTAATGGCTAATACAGTAACAATAGGAAGATTAAGTTTTACATCACCAGCTACTTTAAGTGATAGCAAGAGTGGTAGTGATCATGAATTTACTATTACTGGTAAGTTTGTGACAGAAACATTGGCAGAAGTAAAATATCTTAGAGATGAGTTGTTAGCAAAAGCTAATGGTTACTACATAGTTCCTTTCACTTGGGAGGGTGATGATACTGTGTCTGGTTATGTAAAAGTAACAAGTGCCTCTGTAAATACACAAAGAGTAAATATTGGTGGTTATGATTATTCAATTTCAATGAATTTCTTAGGGAATATAGGTGAAGTAGAATTAGAAAGTCAATTCTCAGGTGCTTTACTAGAAAATGATCACTCTATAACTTCTACAACTAAACAGTTTTATGCACCACCAACAGATCACTATAGTCATGATCATAGTGGTGAGCCAACAAGTTTTGAAAGAGTAGGGGAAGATGGATCTATTTATGCAAAATTCGGATCTTCTGTTAGATCTAACAATGCAAAATTTTTAGTAGATCCGAGTGATTTTTATAAAAATGCTTGTGAAATCTATACAAAAGATAGCTCTGAAACAGAAAGGCTACGATGTGGTTTGGAAACACCAAATTTTCCGACATCGGTAAAGTTGCAAAATGGTTTAGTCCAAATGACATTTGATAACACAACTACTCAATCTAGGTTTAATTTGAAATCTTATGATGGGGATGGTTACAAATCACTAAAACAAATAGCCGTATCAAGAGGTTCTAGTGAAGTCGAATGGCAAGGTTGGAGATCAATTCAAATACTTAAAAATGAACCAGAAGTAGCAACTATTAGATTAACAAGTTATTATGACGCTACTACAAAAGATCAAAGACTTACTTTTGATGTTACTCTTCGTAGGGGTGCTAGACACTTTTCAATTGTTGCTACACAGTGGTCAACAGGTAAATTAAATTTAAAAACAACCTCTACATTACCTTTTACTGATAACACGAGTTATGCAGTAATGACTAACGATGACGCTGATGGGAATCAATTGGTTATGGGTTCTCCTCAAAACTTTGATGTCGATACTACAAGTGGTGGGATAAGTACAACATCGAATACAGCTACAATGAAAGCATTTGTTGGATATGTATTCAATGGCTCCTCTGCAACTTCTTACGATACTGCTGACAGTATTAGAGATCAATATTTAGATAATATTTATGAAGTTGTGAGGATCGTTAAGTCATGAGCGTAACAGAAAAATTAATGGCTCAAGGGCAGTTCAGCCTTGCCTTAAATAAACAGGACACACCAAATTCCATAATTAACAGTATTGACGCATGGGGACATATCGTAATTGTTAAGGGAGATCTAAATGTGCAAGAGTTTTCTGATAGCACACTTTTAAATGCCGCAAGATATGTAGGTATTGTAGAGTCTCTAGAACTTGGTATGGAAAACGATGTACAAATTATGGGTACAGGTCTAGTCTCGTATCTTGGTGATGGCGATACTAGAGGTATGCCTATAGCTACAAGTGGTGGTCCATCAGGCGTAAGAAGTTATAAGAACAAAACTTTAGAACAAACATTAGATAGCACAGGATCTCCAAAAGGTATTTTAAGAGCAGAAGATGGATCATTTGGTCCCATCAGAAAAGGGACGATAACAGAACCTACTGGTTTAAACACAACTTATACAGGAAAACATTATACAGAGTCAGTTTTAAAAGCACTTAAGTTTATTTGTTCTGATCTGAATGTTGAGTTTAAAGTAAGCACTACAGGTTTATTAGATGCAGGACCACCAGCGTCTTTGTTTGCTGGTCACGATACTGATCCAACTGCGATCATAGTTCGTGGTGCAAATGGTCAAGATCCAAACATAACTGGTATAAATACCACTAGCTTAGTTGCTCAATATGACGCTTCAGAATTTGTAAGTCGTGTTGAATTGATTGCAAGCAAGCATGGTGCTGAGGCAAACATAGGATCTGCAACTGCAAGTTCTGTTCCATATAAAGATTTGTTTGGTGAAAGTCTATTTAGAGCGCAATATGTTTCTGATCCTCAGACAGAGGGAACTAAGAAAAATGCAAGAGCGCAAGAATATCTTTTAGAACTTAACGAGGTAAAAAAACAATTAAATGTTTCTCTAGATGAATATGATATAGCAGGAGACTTTACTGTAGGTGATAAAATATTTATTTTTGATCCTGATATAGGTTTTGTCGATACTGAGATAGATAGAATTAGCGATGGTAGATCTTCTCTATTTGAAACTGTTTATCAAGGTCAAGTATTAAATCCAACTAAGATCCGAGTATTAGGTATAACTTGGCCGATACAAAATGGTTATGGTGTTTTTTATAGAGATAAAGATGGTAATTATTTAGAACTTACAGACTATTGTATTTTTGAAACTTCAGATGTTCAATTAGAGATAGGTGATGTTGCACCGACAATTAAAGAAAGTTTAGGATTTAGTGGTCATACTGTAGATCTTGTAGGTAGTCCAGATAAATCTATACCTGATACACCATCAGGATTAACTACTGTAGCAGGTACTTACTCAGATGGTAATGGTATATCCAAAGGTTTTGTAAAGCTGACTTGGACTGAACCTCTTAATACAGATGGAACATCTATAACTGACGGATCCTTTTATCGTGTTAGGTGGCGTGTAGTTCAAGATACAGATGGCAACAATATTATTGACGAAAACGATACACAAGTTACAGAATTTAACTATTCAACAGTACAGTTTGATACAAGAGAATTTATTATTTATGATTTGTCACCAAACACTTATTATTCTGTAGGTGTCCAAGCAGTAGATATAACTGGTTTTGATAGTGACTTTGCCTCAATATCATCAGTACAAACTCCTGCTGATGGTGGAGCACCCAATAAACCTGATGGTTTTGCAACAATAGCTTCCAATCCGTTAAGAGTTCAATTCATACATAATTTAGGTCAGGCGAAAGATAGTAGTGGTAATGCAGTTAGTCCAGTTGTTAACTTTACATTAGCTAAAGATCTTAGTCATCTAAATATATACGCCTCAACTACAAGTGGTTTTGATCTTCAATATAATTCGACTACTAATAAAGTTACACAGACTGGTTTTAAAATTGGTCAATTAGTTGCAACTTCAGCTCATATACAAAATGGAATTGCTGCTGTTGGCTATATAGATCTTGACAATGCAGACACTCACTATTTTAGAGTAACAGCAGTTGATAGCTCTGGTAATGAGTCTGAGCCTAGTAATGAGCAAACTGGTAGTGCTGATCTTGTAGACTCAGCTAATATTGCAAACTTAGCTGTTACAAATGCTCTTATTGCAAATGCAGCAATTACAGATCTAAAAGTCGCAGATGTTTCAGCAGGTAAAGTTACAGCAGGTACAATAGCAGGTCAAACAATTATCCTTAACACTAGTGGTGACACTGGTAATGATTCTATTATAAAATCATCTAACTACTCAACAGGATCAGCAGGTTGGGCTATAACTTCAGATGGAACAGCAGAGTTTCAAAATGCAACTATTAGAGGATCACTTAATGCTAGTGACATAACATCAGGAACTTTATCTTCAGACAGACTTGATACTAGTTTTATAGCTGTAGGTGGTGCTGCAACAGATGTAAACAATGGATCAACAACGATCGATGGTGGCAACATTACAACAAACAGTATTACTACAAATGAATTGAATTTTACACCTTTACAAGATGGTGACGCAATAACAGATGGAACTATTGCAGGTATAACAATAAATAGCACTGAAATACAAAGTACAGGATTTAACAGTTCTAGTGGTTTTCAAATAAGTTCTAATGGTGATGCAATATTCAGAGATGTAACTATTAGAGGTACTTTAGAAGGAACAACACTTACAGATAACTTCACTTTAGATGGTGGAACAATAAGAACAAGTTCATCAGGATCCAGAGTTGAAATAGTAGAAGATTCATCTGTTGGTATGATCAATTTCTATGATAGTTCAAGTGAACTAACAATGTCAATGCAAGCATCAACTGATGAATTTCAAATGGTCGGTGGTATAGATGATAATGTCGTTTTAAGTACTATACCAGGTAAAGAACTTCAATTTAGTGCTGGAACATTGAGACTTAACGCTACAGG